ATTAGATTATTTTTAACATTTTTAGGAGACATAAAAATGGCATTTCAAGTAAGTCCAGGTGTTCTCGTTAAAGAGATTGACTTGACAAATGTCGTTCCTGCTTCTGCTACTTCCATTGGTGCAATAGTTGGTGCATTTGAAAAAGGCCCAATGAATGAAGTTATTCCAATTGGTTCAGAACGGGAATTGATTCAAGTATTTGGTAAGCCAAATAATACAAACTTTGAAAATTGGTTTACTGCTGCAAACTTCTTGCAATACGGTAATGCTCTAAGAGTAGTAAGAATTGAAACAGGTGCAAGAAATGCGGTCGCAAGTGGTGGTTCAACTTTGACGTTATATGATGAAGGAACAACAACTCCTGCTACTTTTGATAATTCTACAAGAACATTTACAATGAATTCTTCGGTTGCTGACGCTGATTTATTGTATGTTACAATAGATGGCAACGTTGATTCAGGTGTTGAAGTAAGCGGTACATCAATTACCTTTTCAACTGCACCAGATGTGGGTGATACAGTTGTTGTTAAATTAGGTGTAAGAATTACTAACGATGACAATTATGAAAATAATTGGGCTGATGGTAGTGGTTCAGGATTTGGTAATTGGGCATCTAAGTACCCTGGAGATTGGGGTAACTCACTAGGTGTTTCAATTTGCGGTTCAGCTGCAGCGTATCAGCAATCCACTGGTGATACGTCAGGATTTACATCTGTAACTGATTCTGTAGGTACTATTGATACTAATACTATTAATGTTTCTGCGGGAACAGGATCAGATTTTAATGTAGGTGATATTGTTTATTTTCAAGAAACTTCAGGACAAGAATATGAAGTAACATCTATTGCTACAGATACATTAACTGTTAGAAGACTAGATGATCCAAAAGAGGGTGGATTTAAAACAGAAATTGCTTCTGGTGTAAACATTCGCAGAAGATGGAAATACTATGATTTATTTGATGCTGCTCCAGGAACATCAGATTGGGCTGTTGGATTAGGATTGGGTTCAACAAATGCAGATGAAATGCATATTGTAGTATATGACACTCAAGGAAAGATTACGGGATATGACAGCGATGTTGCTGGAAACAGAGGCAACGCAGTTATCGAAACATTTGAATTTGTATCAAAACATCCAAAAGCAAGAACTGCTCAAGGCGGAACAAATTACTATGTTGACGTTGTAAACAGAACTTCAGCATACGTTTGGTGGATGTCTCATCCTTCTGAAGGTACAAACTGGGGAACTGATATTACATCAGTAAGTTCTGTAAAGATTTTTACAAATGTTACATCTCCTATTGTAGATACTCTTTCTTTGGCGTCAGATGATTTTTCACCATCTGTTGGTGAAACATTGTTAGCATATGATTATTTTGCTGACCCAGATATTGTGGATATCAATTTAGTAATGGGTGGCAAAACTCCAGACAGTACTGGCGGTAAAACACACGTTGTAGGTATGATTGACTTGGTTGAAGGCAGAAAAGACTGTGTTGCTTTCGTATCACCAAGAAGACAAGATGTTGTTGGAATTTCCAGTGGCATTACTCAAACATTGAATGTAAAAGAGTTCTTTGATGAAATTGCAAGTTCATCATATACAGTATTCGATTCTGGATACAAGTACATGTATGACCGATACAATGATGTTTACCGATATGTGCCATTGAATGGTGACATTGCTGGTTTGTGTGCCAATACTGACAATGTTGCAGATCCATGGTTCTCACCAGGAGGTCTAAACAGAGGTCAGATTCGTGGTGCAGTAAAACTTGCATACAATCCTACCAAATCACAAAGAGACATTCTTTATCCTGCTAGAATTAACCCAGTTGTTACATTCCCTGGACAAGGAACACTACTCTTTGGTGACAAAACTGCATTGGCAAAACCAAGCGCATTTGATAGAATCAATGTACGAAGATTGTTCTTGGTACTTGAAAAATCTATCGCAAGAGCAGCTAAGTTTCAATTGTTTGAGTTCAACGATGCATTTACACAAGCGCAGTTTAAAGCACTTGTTGAACCTTTCTTGAGACAAGTTCAAGGAAGAAGAGGTATTACTGACTTTAGTGTTGTTTGTGATAGTTCAAACAATACAGGCGAGGTAATTGATCGAAATGAATTTGTTGCAGACATTTATATCAAACCTGCTCGTTCTATTAACTTTATCACACTCAACTTCATTGCGGTGAGGACAGGTGTGTCATTTAGCGAGATAGGAGGTTAATTATGACAACTTTAGCATTAAACGGATTTACCAGCGCATTTAGTAAAGGTGGTGCAAGAGCCAATCAATTTGAAGTATTTCTTGCAACTCCAGGCGGCACTTCTGCTCCAGGAGAGACTTCGGATAGCTTCTTTATTAAAGCAGCTTCTCTTCCTGGACACACCATTGAAGAAGTAGCCATTAACTATCGTGGTAGAATTTTGTATTTGGATGGTGATAGAACATTCGATACATGGACAACTACTATCATTAATGATACTGATTTTGCTGTAAGAAACAAACTTGAGGCTTGGATGAATACCATCAATAATTTGAATACTAACGTATCAGTTGGTGGTTCTGCTGCAGGTGATATTACTACTTATATGGGGCAAATGACTGTTAGACAACTGGGAAGAGGCGCAGAGGATGAAGTATTGAAATCCTATACTCTTTTAAATTGCTGGCCAACAGTAATTGCACCGATTGAGTTGAGTTGGGATACTCGAAACGAAGTTGAAACATTTGATGTGACTTGGAGATATACTGAGTTCCAAATCAATTAATATAAATAATTCTACAACATTAGTAGGATGAAATAAATTATGGCACAAATATTTGGTTTCAAAATCACCAGAGCATCAGAAGTAGAGAAGAATCAACCGACTTTTCCTACTTCTGATGATGGTGCATACGATATTGCTGGAGGTGGGTTCTTCTCAGAATACCTTGACATGGAAGGTCGGGATAGAGGAGAACTTGATCTCCTGCGTAGGTATCGTGATATTGCGATGCACCCAGAGTGTGATTCTGCAATTGAAGATATTGTAAATGAAGCAATCGTATCCGATGAGAGGGATCAATCAGTATCTGTCTCATTGGATAGATTGGAATATTCTGAAAAGATTAAAAAGAAAATAAGAGAAGAATTTAATAACATTCTTTCTCTTTTAGATTTTAATGCCAAAGGGCATGATATTTTTAGAAGATGGTATGTTGATGGAAGAATATACTATCACAAGATTATTGATTCCAATAATCCAAAAAATGGAATCACAGAATTAAGATATATTGATCCTCGCAAGATTAAGAAAATGCGAGAGATTCAAAAGGGCAAAAATGCAAATGGTGCTGATGTAATTCTTGGTATTGATGAGTTTTATGTTTACAATGAAAAAGGAATAGAACATGCAACAGGAACAGCATCTGGATTAAAACTTAC